TACGAGTGGTACACGTCAGGTCCACGTCAGCGTCTTCAGCCGGGAGGCAAGATCGTATTGGTCATGACCAGATGGTCTAACAAAGATCTTACAGGAAAACTGATACAGAACCAGAAAGAGGCAAAAGCAGATCAATGGCACGTGGTCGAGTTTCCAGCGATCATGGACCACGGATCAAAAGAGGCAAAACCTGTCTGGCCAGAGTATTGGAAACTAGAAGAATTAGAAAAAGTCCAAGCAACACTGCCCACGGGCAAATGGAACGCGCAGTGGATGCAGAATCCAACAAGTGAAGAAGGTGCCATATTAAAACGTGAGTGGTGGATGAAATATACCGATGAAGAAATACCACAGCTACAGCACGTCATACAATCCTACGATACCGCATTTTTAAAAAAAGAGACAGCCGATTACAGTGCGATAACGACATGGGGAATATTCTATCCTGATGAGGATAGCCCGGCCAATCTGATATTATTAGATGCAGTAAAAGGCAGATACGAGTTTCCAGAATTACGTAGATTGGCGTTAGAGCAATACGAATATTGGAAACCTGAGTCTGTTATAATTGAGGCCAAGGCATCGGGTCTGCCACTGACATACGAGCTAAGACAGATGGATATACCGGTGGTCAACTTCACACCGTCAAAAGGCAACGACAAGCATGCTCGTGTAAATGCTGTTGCACCTTTGTTTGAATCTGGTATGATATGGGCGCCTGAGCAGAAATTCGCAGACGAAGTTATCGAGGAGTGCGCGGCTTTCCCTTATGGCGATCATGATGACCTGGTTGATTCGACGACACAGGCGATTATGCGATTCAGGCAGGGCGGTCTGATTCAGCACCCTGAAGATTATATCGACGAAAAAGTCGAACAACGTAAAAGGAATTATTATTAATGAAGGCAATTCTACAATGGGTATTAAAAACTATGATGAAGGATAAGACCGGAGTCGTACAAACTTTACCCAACAAAGATCTAGTTGATTTTAATGTAAACATGACTGCAGAAAGATTGATGCGTAATGGTATTGATCCAAACTCATTAAAAAATGCTAACCAAGTAGAAAATGCTATCAATCAAATAGAAGCACCGAGAAACGTGCAACAAGGAATTAAATCTACAAAATCAGCAAAAGTATTTGACCTAGAGGGTAAAGAGATCGATCCTAAAAAAGGTATCATGGGTGGCAAACAGATACCAGATGATGATCTACCACCACCAGGTAGTCGTGGTGGTCCTGATGATATCTCAGCTCCGTTTCAATCGGCAGAGGAATCATTAAGAGATATGACAGAGGCAGAGATTAAAAAAAGAATCGAAAAACAAAACAAAGATGCTGTCAAAAGACTTAAAGATAAAATGAAAGATGATCCAGAGGACATGGCACAAGGTGGACGTGCGGGTTTCAAAGATGGACCTGATCAACCAGGCAGAAGAAAGTTTATGAAAATTATGGGCGGTCTTGCAACACTACCTATTCTTGGTAAATTTGTAAAACCAGCGATGCCCCTAATTAAAAAAGGTGCAGAGCTTTCGGCTCCAGCATTAGATAAGATCATAGAAGTAGTTATGTCTGCAGGAAAACTTGTTTCACAAAGTGGTAGAAGATTAAAAGAATTAACAACTAAGAAAAAATTAAAAGACATCGAGGTTGAAGAAGATATGATGGACGGACCTAGTTACACTATCAAAACAAAAGATAAAACTATTTACTATAGACCTGGAAAACAAGATGAGAGTGGTCTTGAAGATGACATTATAGAAGTTATTGAAGATACAGTTACTAAAAAAGCAGGTGGTGGTATTGCTAGAATGTTAGGAGAGTAATGACTCCAAAAAATTACTCACAGATGATGGCATACCTTACACGACCAGCCATGGCTCGTGGTGGACGGATCGGGTTTGATAATGGTGGTCAAACATTCGTTGAACAAGCAAAGGAACTAGGTATTAGTAAAAGTGCTTTTAGAAAACCATATGCGCCTGAGATAGAAAAAAGAATAATAGAACTTGCAAATAATGATAAGCTAGGTGCAGAGGCTATTGCTGATAAATTAACAGAAGAATTTAAAGGCAATTTTTCTAGATCACCGGTTGGTAAAAGAATAAAAATATTAAGAGCTGAAGGGAAAATAAAAAATATTCCAGTTAAAGAAAAAGCAGCGTCTATCGCTATGAGAGGTGATCTATATGGTCAACCTGCAGGAGAAAAATATTTAAAAATACGAGAGATAAGAGACGTAGATCGAAAAGCAATAGACAGATCTACTGGTGAATTAAAATTTAATATACCAGAAAAAGCAAAATTTAAAGTAAACTTTGGTAACACAGCTGCATTACAACCAGGTGTGGTGTCAAACATACCTAAAAAATTTATAGGTGTTCAATATTTTACAACCAAAAAAGCTGCAGAAAAAGCTTTAGCCGAAAGAAAAAAATTAAAATTAATAGGGGATGAAGATCCTGATCCAATAAGAAAAAAAGCAAATAAAAAAAAATATAATTTAGTGAAAGAAGTGTCCGATAATAATATTGAAAGAATTTTAGCAGATTTTAAAAAAGGTAAACCTTTGGAACAGGCTCACCGTTTGAGTTTAGATCAAGTTAAAAAAACAGGTCAGTTATATAATGTTATGAATCTAGGATTAGATTTTGATAGTCCTGAGTTTGTGCAAATAAACAATGAAGCTGTTAAACCTTTTGAGAATAAGTTAAAACAATTATATGCAGAACAAAATAAACTTTATAAACAAGTTAAAAATTTAAAAACAATACCTAAAGAACTACAAAAACAAATAGAATTTAATAATAAAAAAATATCTACTGTGGTTGATCTAGCAGGTGGAAGAGTACAAGGTCTTCAATTAGATGAGTTTACTTTAAAACCAAAAGTATATGGCACAAACTATGCAAATGTTTTAGGTTTTGGTTTATATGATAAACCTGTTAAAGAATTAACCGATGTTGATAGGGCAGAAATAGGTCTTATCATGCAAGGTCAAGTTGACAACGAAAAAAGAACTGCAGAAAAAACAGCACAAAAATTATTTGCAAATGCAAAACTATTAAACAATGTGGATCAATTAGCAATTCAGGGTTTTCGTCCCGGAGAACGAGGTTCTATTGATAGACAACTTTTAATTGATGCTGGAAAAGGATTGGGCAAAGTTGGAACTTTTGCTTTTGATAAAGTTGTAAGACCTTTAGGTACAAGAGCAGCATCAATTCCACTTGCCGGATTAACTGTTGCAGAAAATATTAGAAAAGGAGAAAATGTTGCTGATGCAGTAATAGATCCTTTAGTTGGTTTAGAATTATCTTTTCCTGGTTTGTTTAAAGAAAACGTTGCAAAGATTACAACAAATCCAACAGCTCAAAGAATTTTAAATCTGGGTAGGTTTGCTAGATTAACAACTCCAGTTGGACTTGGTATTACTGCAGCAGGATTAGGTATTGATGCAACAAAATTTACTAGGGATAGAATTAGAGAATTACAAGCAATGACACCAGAACAAAGGCAACAGTTAAGAGCCGAACAGTCTGCTCTTGCATTTGAAGGTGCGAGAGATGGCGGATTGATTGGAAAAAAATCAGGTCCACCACCGATATCAGGACCTACTCCACATGGAGACGAGGGGTTGCCAGGTATCTTTAAACGTGTTAAGAAAGGATAGGAGTATTAAATGGCAGAAATAGACAAAGGACTCCCGAACACTAGAAACCAAGAAAAAATTCCCTCACAAGAGGAGATTCAAGATGTTGCTGTTCAGGAACCAGTAGAGGAAAAAGGACCGATCGAGGTCATACCAGAAGAGGATGGCGGCGTAACATTAGACTACGAGCCAGGTGCAATCAACGTACCAGGAACAGAATCACATTTTGATAATCTAGCAGAACTTTTACCTGATGATGTTTTAGAACCAGTAGGAAACGAGATGGTTCAAAATTACATGGATTACAAAGCATCGAGAAAAGAATGGGAACAATCTTATATCACAGGATTAGATCTACTTGGTTTTAAATACGAGAATAGAACAGAACCATTTCAAGGGGCTTCAGGTGCAACACACCCAGTGTTAGCTGAGGCAGTGACACAGTTTCAAGCACAGGCATACAAAGAATTATTACCAGCAGATGGACCGGTAAGAACACAGGTTATAGGTGTAAAGAATCCACAGACAGAGCAACAGGCGGTTCGTGTAAAAGATTTTATGAATTATCTGATTATGGATCAGATGAAAGAGTACGAGGCAGAGTTTGACTCGATGTTATTTCATCTATCTCC